GGTTTGCCGGACAGGTATTGGCAGGTATTATCGCCTATTCAGGCAAAATCATTAGTCCACAAAGTATAGCGGAATACGCTTACAAGCAGGCGGACGCCATGATCTCGGTGCGTCGCGATTAGGTTGCATGAACGAACTGCTCCCCGGCGGAAGCCAAGACCGCCGTTTTTCAGTAGCGTTGACGAGACGAAAACGAATAGGAGATCGGAATGTCCGTGATTGATGAGATCGCCGCAGAGCGCAAGCGCCAGATCGAAGGCGAAGGCTACGATGCTGCACACGACGACGCCCACGAAGACGGCCAGATCGCTATGGCCGCCGTCTGCTACATCGCGCCGGATTTGGTCTATCTGAAAGATGAGCGCGCGAACGCAACCATCTACCGCGATCCGTGGCCGTGGGAAAAACGGTTCGACAAGCGCAGCTATAACGGAACCGTCCTTCGACCGAATGAAATCTGCTCGACGATGAAGCGGCGCGAGTTGCTGGTCAAAGCTGGCGCGCTTCTCGTTGCAGAGATCGAACGACTTGACCGTGCTGCGTCTCGGTGACTGCGCATATTGCAACAGGAGGATCGAATGGGATCGGTGCCGTGGTGGGTGAACGCGATTGCCGGGGTCGTCAGCATGGCAACCGCCGTCAATTTCTTTGCAATGGCATACGGTCTGCGTCTTGGTGGCCAGCCGCTCGATACGACCACGTTGCCAAAATACGAGCATCGCCCACAAGACGGGATTATGCCGCTTCGTCGGGTCCCATAAGGAGAGGTCATGAAACACGCCGAGACCGTTCACAGCAGTTCATTGGGCAAGAAACGCCGACGCCGGTTGCGTTCATAGATGAAGAACGAACATGAAGACAACTGAGCCCGCAGCAGCAAGTACGTGGAACCCAATCTGGCCGTGGCAGTACGGGGGCAAGAAATGGACCGTGACCTGCGGAGAATGCGAACACACTTGGCGGCCAAAAATTCCGGTGGCCAGTCACCAATCCGCAATATGCCCGGCTTGCGGCACGCTCAACAAATGGCGCGTGTCGGTTGGCGATGACTTGAGATAAATGAACAGCTGCGGACGCTGACACCGCCTTCCCTCGGCCGCCCGCTGAAATCTTGAGGAGAGCGCAGTGGACAAGGAATACCACTTTGAGATTGTCCAAGGCGGACTTGTCGTAGCCGAGGGGTCGGGCGCTGATCTCGACAACTTGCGTTTTGAGATGCTGCACTACGCGATGGTTTACGTGCAGGACGGACCTGTACTTCTCAAGGGCAGCCCAGAACTGATGCCAGAATTAGGCTGCAAGTGGCCGACCGCGTTGACAGCGGCTGAGCGCACAACAGGAGAGGACGATGTATGAGAGCCTTTGGGACGGTCCAAATACGGTTGGGGAGTTTATCGAATTGCTTTCTGCTTTTCCCACTGAATGGCCGGTGCGGGTAGCAACGCCTGCGGGCGGCGGCATCGCCGTTGAGCATAGAGAGATTGGCGGGAAGCCTGTTATCGCGATTTTCGGAAAGAACGGCGGTCGGTTTGGAGAAAACCCGCTGACCGATGATGAATACAAAAAGGAGTCTGAGGCATTTCTGGATGATTTGAAATCGGGCCGCCGATACACCTCAGTCCACGGGGACCATCGAACATATTATCCCGACTTGGGGCCGCAAGCGACTTGCTACGGCAAGCGTTACGACCGACGCATTATCGAGCGGATGGTTTTCGAAGGTCTAATCCCGCAAAATAGCGTGGACATAGATCGCGTTGCTCGCTTCGACCGATAACATCTCCCACTGGTCGGAATCACGAGGAAACGCCACGACGCACATTGCGGCCGCGTAGGCCATCACAACATACGCCGTGGCGTTTCTGCCTTTCATTAGGCTAATCCTTAAAGAAAGGATGGGCCGTTATCGTTTATTAGCGGGCCACCAGCAGGCCACCAGCCGCGCCCGACGCAGCACCGATAGCGGCACCGCTACCAGCCATTGCGGCAGTACCGGACGCCGCAAAAACGCCGCCGGAGATCGAGCCGCCAGCAGCGCCAACCGCAGCGCCGATACCAAAGCCGAACAGCGCGCCGACAACCGCACCGCCAATGATGCGGTCAGCAGGCGAGCAGTTGGCCGGGATAAAGAAGAACCCGCAGGTAAAGAGATTAGCGGGAGCCTGCGGCGGGGGAGCCACGCGCTTCTTCGACGCGGCGGCAGCCGGGCTGGCCAGAGCAGTAAGGACGGCAAGAGCGAGAGCAAGCTTCTTCATTTGGTTCTCCATGATGCTAGTTGGATTTTGGCACTTTGCGACGAGCATCGCGCCGCAGACACTTTTTGGCCGCAGTGATTTGTTTTGCGGTCATTTGAGTTTTAATAGTTTCGATTGTTTCAGGTGACAAGTTGGCGACAGCCCACCGCACCTGCTCACAAGTGTATTGCTCCTGTCCGCGTGCTGGCGCAATCATAAACATGCCGATGACCAGCAGCACGACAAAAGTAAAATACATTGTGATTGCAAACGTGGCGATGATTGCATCAACCACGTCTTTAGCCGAGTTTACATTCATGATGCGTATCTACCGCCGTGTGGATTGACAACGGTAAATCCTGACAGGCTGCGCACATGCAACCGGGTCTTTCGGCCACCGCTGTTGGCGTCATAGGCCAGCACTGTATTCTGGCCAACGACCTGACGGATGACGAAGACGTGGTGCTTGCGGACGGCTACCATTCCCGGAGCGGCGTTTGCTCTGGGGAACTTGAACCAGTTGGCCGCCAGCCACAGCGACCGCACATGCCGCCCAAAGACTTCCAACGCGGCACCGCAACCGCAGAAAGCGCGGGCCGGACACCCGGACGGATGAGGTAAGATTTGGGTAAGATGATCTGACGTTGTTTGTTCAAAGCGACGATGCTTCTTTCGGATAACCCGCGTTTCGATACGCGATTCCTTAGAATTGAAAGAGCAATAGCGGTCGCCACAGAACTGCTGCACATTGTCAGCGCGGGCTTCAACCAAAACCGATAGCAACATACCAATGCTGCAAAGGATTAACTTCTTCATGGCTTCGTTCCTTTCTCGAAGTCAAAGCGGGAACCATTCCCGAGTATGGGTACTCTTCATCCTTTCTGAGTTTGTGTTGATGATGGGCGGTCTTTTAACCTTAAAGTCCGGTCATGGACAAGACGTTAATTTGCAACACATTAACATAACATATTGTTACGGTCTGTAATAATTCGTGATCGTAATTGTGCGGCAGTTAAGATATGTTAATGCCCTCAGTGAAGGAGGAACCCGTGATTCCAAATGAAAATCAACAGTTTATGGATATGAACACGTTTATGTATAAGTTTAAGGTTGCGCAGCCCGGAGATAAGATTGTTTACCATAGGGGGTGTTTGATGCGGGATGTTCAGTTGGACACGCCGCACTCAAAAGAACTTCTGCACCTTTCCCGGCGCATTTATCGTATGGCCAGAACAGAAAAGCTGGAATTGTTTCAGCAAGTTATCAAAACAAAGAACACAGTATTTGAGGAAGGGCCCAAGCGCAGGCGGGTTTCAGCCGACGAACACGTCTACATCGCCATCAAGTTGTAAAAAAACCTCCCCGGAGAATGACCCCGGGGAGGAAGTTACTAGATGCCTGCGCTACATCTACCTCCGTATATGTAGCACTTGCATTCTAGTAACCGCCTGCTTAGACTGTCAATAGTTTCTGCTGAATCTTTGCTTGATGGCCGGGGTCTACCCGATCGACCGGATAGCATTGTGGCAGCGTGTGTGTTGGGCGCGTGGCACGTTGTTTCATGCCCCATTAGACTGGGCACGCGGGAGCCGTAATCCCGAGAAGGCAACCGCCGGACCACCCTCCGACGGTCCTGTAGGCCGCCACGGCCGAAGGAGCAACGTCCGCCCGTCGTCAGACGGCTCACCCCTCACTTCGTCCATATGCGGGCTTTGGAAAGGCCACACGCGGACAGGGAGCGGCATTGGAAATGCCGATAGGTGGAGCACCCACCAGAGGTTGTAAAACCTATCACGGACGCTATACGGTTGCGCTAGTGGACCCCCATCGCATTCCTAACAGCCTGCCGGGTTGCCGAGCAGGAGGGAGGGAGGGGTTGCGGAGGGCGGACTTTGTCAATTTTTCGTCGTGTTAACGTTAAGAGAGACTGATGGTTAAAGCTAGAGCTATCGTTGATGTGATCCGTCCGGCCCAAGTCCGTTTGTGGGCCTGACGAAGTATAAGGTTGAAGTTTGGGGTGAGGCCCCTGACGATTTCGTGCGAACCTATGAAATTGAAATGAAAACTGATACAATGGCGGCTCAGGAGGGCATACGGCGTTTCGTCGAAGAGATGGAAAACCGGAAGTCTGAAAAGGATTAGTGCATGCCTCTTACGCCCGGCTTGGTTGCCAATATTCCGCAAGTCGCACCACCGGAAGCCGCTAAGGAGCCGGAAGCTGATGTCATTGTGGAATCCGCCGATACGGGCGTTGATCGCCCGGAAATGGACGATGTTGGTAATATTCTCAAGATCGAGCATGCAGATGGTTCTGTCAGTGTTAGTATTGATGGGTCGCCAATTGAACGTGCTGGTGCAGCAGCCGGAAACGGCGGTTGGTTTGATAATCTTGTCGATCGCATTGATGATTTCGAGCTTAGTCGCATTGCTGACGAGCTAGTTCGCGGCATTGAAGAAGATCTTGAGAGCCGTAAGGATTGGATTGAAGACCGTGCGCAGGGCATGCGCCTGCTTGGTCTGAAGCTTGAGGTTCCCGGTCTTGGCGGTTCGGCTGAAGGCGCTCCCGTTGAGGGCATGAGCCGCGTGCGGCATCCTTTGCTGCTTGAAGCGGTCCTTCGTTTCCAAGCCAATGCCCGATCAGAATTGTTGCCGGTTGATGGTCCGGTCAAAGTTCGCAACGACGGTAACAATGCGAACTACGACGAAGACATGCTGGCTAACTATCTTGAGAAAGACCTTAATCATTATCTGACCGACACGGCGTCGGAGTATTATCCCGATACTGATCGCATGTTGCTGATGCTCGGCTTTGGCGGCACGGCGTTCAAAAAGATTTACTATTGCCCGCTGCGCAACCGTCCGGTTTCGGAAACGGTTGATGCGGACGATCTTGTCGTCAACAACAGCGCAACCGATCTTCGTAACGCAAAGCGTATTACTCATCGTTCATTCATGAAGCCGTCAACGATTAAGCGGCTGCAAATTCTGGGAGTGTATCGTGATGTCGAGCTTGGCCAGCCGGGTATGGCGCATCTTGACAGCGTACAACGCGAGAAAGCGGCTCAGCAGGGCATACAAGTCTCAACATTTAATCCGGACGACCGCGACCGTGAAATCTACGAATGTTATTGTGAACTCGAAATCAAAGGTTTTGAACATCACTTCAAAGGTAAACCTACGGGTCTCGAAATCCCGTACTGTGTTACCATCGATGTATCTTCGAAGCGGATCTTGTCGATTGTACGAAACTACGATGAATCGGACGAACTGCCCGAAGCGCGAACCAACATCGTAAAGTACACGTTCGTTCCCGGCATGGGCTTCTACGATGTCGGGCTTCTGAACATTCTCGGCAACACGACCAACGCGGTTACGGCTGCTTGGCGTGAA